TGTGCGAAGGGGTTCGAGACCATGCCGTAGCGGGTCTTGAAGCCGATCTTGGGCTGGAAGGTGTTGGGGTTGATTGCGCGAACTTGCTGCAGGGGGACGTAGGGGCAGTAGAACAGACCTGCGTCATAGGGGCTAGTGCCCTTATAACCAGCAACATAGTAGTGCTTATCAGCAACGTTTGCAGAATAAGGATCAACGTAGACCTTAATGCGACCGTTGAGGGTGCCAACCAGGGTGGAGGAGGTGTCGTCGGGGACGAGACCGTTGTTACCAGCCAGAGCAGGAGCGTAATCCAGAACGCCTGCCATGCCGAGTGCAGAAGCAACGTCAGCGGAGCAGATCAGGATGTTGCCCTTGCCACGACGAGTTTGCTGACCGATTGCGTTGCAGTCACGCTCGATTTGGAACAGCAGACCCTTGAACTTCTCAACGCTCCAGCGACCGTTGGAGTCAACGTCGAGGTCGAAGATACCAGCAGTTGCGGTATTGTTCTGAGCACCTTTAACAGCGTTGGTGTAGATGGTTCTAACAACCTCACGGTTGATCTCAGCGAGGATCTCAGTGGAGAGGATGTTAGCGAGCTCTTGCTCAGCATCCAGACCATGAATCGCCTTGAGGTCTTGTGCCAGTTCCATGCTGTACTCAGCCTTCAGGGCGCGAGCACGAGCGGTGACGGTGACCTTCTCGATCGAGAAACCCATCTCACGGAACTCGCTTCCAGAGGTAGCGTCGTCCAGTGCTTCAACAGATGCAGTGGTCATGCCAGTTGCGTCTGCAGTCTGCTCATAAGTGCCAGCAGGGCTGTCATTCAGGAGAGCAGGGTTGGTGCCTTCAGCATCGTTGTTAGCAGAGCTAGAAGCGCCAGGATCGTAGGAGGTGCCAGAACCACCAGAGAAACCAGCGTTAGGCTCGTTGAAGAATGCTTCGTCGTAGCCAGATGCTGCGGGGTTACGCTCAGAACCGTAGTTCGTACGCATTGCGAAGATCAGTCCAGTAGGACCAGTCATCGGTTGAACGCCTGCGATATCGTAAGCGATCAGTTGGGGCATAGAGCGTCTGATCAGCGAGATCAGTACAGGGTCGAAACCTGCAACAGGACCAGTTGCTGTGCTGCCGCCAGTGTAGCCAGTTGTTTGTAAAGTCTCATTGAGGATTTGACCCTCTTCGACTTGTGCTTTTTCTTGGTTTTCCAGGAGTTGTGCAACAACGCCGCGCTTATGGGAATCTTCGATCTCAGGGAGAGCGTCGTGATTCAGAACGGGTGCCCACTTCTCTTGGAGTTGCTTTAAATCAGCCATTTGATTTGTTACTCCGAAAGTTAGTAGTAAAGTTAATTATTTGGACCAGCGAGCGAGAGCATCGACGTATTTCGACATCGAGCCGCTAACTGTTTCTTCGAC